ATAAGAGCTATTAACGCTGCTACAACAGGTGACTGGTCAAAAGCTGGTTATGAAAGAGAGTTATCAGAAGATATCGCTCAAAGAACAGGTAAGGAAGCTAGAGGTTTTTATATGCCTTCAGACCTTAACTGGGGACAAAGAGACCAAACTGTTTCACCAACAAGTGCTGGTGGATTCTTAGTTGGTACAGATCATCTTGCAGATCAGTTTATTTCAGCTTTATACGCTAAATTAACTGTTGGTGAGCTTGGTGCTAGAGTTATGACTGGACTTAAAGGCAATGTTGCTATTCCTAAGTTATCAGCTCAAACAACTAATACTGCTTTTGTTGCTGAAGGTGGAAGCCCAACTGAAGGTCAAGCGACTTTTTCAAATGTTACTCTAGAGCCGCGTACTTTAGCGTCTTACGTTGATTGTTCGAGAAAGCTAATGCTTCAATCTGATCCTTCAGTAGAAGCTGTACTAAGAAATGACATCATCACTCAGTTTGCTAGAAAAATTGATAGTGTTGCTATTGCCGGTGGTGGAACAAATGAGCCTAGTGGAATTATTCCAGCAGTTCCAGCAGGAAATGTTGTATCTATGGGTACTAATGGTCTTGCTCCTACTTATGCAAAAATCGTTGAGCTTATTAAAGCTGTAGACGTTTCTAATGCAATGGGCGGAAATCCATCATTCTTAACTAACCCTAAAGTTGTTGCTGCTCTTAGAACTATAGCAAAACAATCTGGTGGTGCTGAAGGTAACTTCATTATGGAAGCTGCAAGTGACATCTTAGGTTACAACATAGCATCTACTACTTTAGTTCCTTCTAACCTTGCAAAAGGTACAGGATCTAACTTGTCAGCAGCTATATTTGGTGACTTCACTAATGTAATGCTTGGATTCTGGAGTGGCGTGGACGTATTAGTCGACAAATCTTCATTATCTACTTCAGGTGGAACTAGATTGGCATTTTTCCAAGATTTAGATGTAGGAATACGTCACGGAGAAGGCTTCTCAGTAATAAAAGACATCATTGCTTAATTAGCAATATTGTTCAGGGTAGCCTTTATTGGCTACCCACTTTTTAAAGGAAAAATTATGGAAATTAGAATATTAAAAACAACACACGTTAGAGGTGTTCCCAGGCACGAAGGCGAAGTAGTAGATGTTACTACTGCTGAAGCTAGACAATTTATAACAGGTGGATGTGCAGAAGATGTAAGTCACAAAGATAAGCCACTAAGCAATAAGTCAGTAAAATCTCCAAAAAAGAGATCTGATAAATAGTTATGGCATTAGAGTTTGAAAGAGACTTTACAGGATACTTTGACACTGCGTTTGGCGGTCATGGCACTCTTGTCTCTTACACTCCTAATGGCGGAAATGCAAAAAGCATAAAAATTATTCTAAATGAAGAATATGTTGATATGAATACTGGGAGTGTCTCGGTAGAGGGATATAACCCAGTTGCTACCATTCAAACTATTGACGTGGCAGGAATACAGCATGGAGATACTATAGCTGTACCAGCGCAAGTTATTGGAACTACAACAATAAAGGCTGCTACAACTTACAGCGTTATAAATGTACAGCACGATAACACTGGCGTTACTGCTGCTTTATTGGAAGCTCAATAATGGCCAATCATGTTAGAACGCAAATAAGAGAAAGGGTTGGAACTGTTTTAACAGGACTAACTACTACTGGCAATAATGTATTTCAAACCAGGGTATACCCTTTGCAAAATACGTCTTTACCAGCTCTTATTATCTACACAAAAAATGAAGAATCTGAGCCAGAAGTAATTGGCACAAATAGATTAACGACAAGGAACTTATCTTTGGCAATTGAGTGTTATGTAAAGATTGCTTCAAATTTTGATGATTTGATTGACACTATTTGTAAAGAGGTTGAAAAGGCTATAGCAACTGATACTACCTTGAACGGATTAGCTAAAGACTGTTATTTAGAAAGCACTGAAGTAGATTTTAACAACGAGGGTGAAAAACCGCTTGCGGTAGCAACTCTTATATTTTTAACCAACTATTACGTCAAAGAGCAATCTCCAGACGTAGCAGTTTAACTAGGAAAATAATTATGAAATTAATTAGTCCAAATGGCAAAAATTCTATTGATGCTCCACTTTATAAAGTGCAGTATCTAAAAGATAAGGGTTGGAAAGAAGAAGCAGCCCCAATTAAATCTTCTTCAAAAAAAACAAAAAACGAGGAATAAATTATGAGCGTACATAAGGGAAGTGAGGGCTTAATAAAGGTTGCTGGTAGTAATACCATTGCTGAAATTAAGTCTTACTCATTAGAAGAATCAGCAGATACGATTGAAGTGACAAAAATGGGAGATGGAGCAAGAGGATACTTGCCAAGTCTTACATCTTTTAGCGGAAGTTTAGATGCATTTTGGGATGAAACCGATACGAATGGACAATTAGCTTTAGTTATTGGAACTCAAGTTCAGTTAGTGTTTTTCCCAGAAGGTGAAACTGCTCCGTATACAAAATACACTGGAAACGCAATCATTACTGGTAAAACAATCACTGGATCATTCGATGGAATGGTAGAGGCTAGTTTTACTGTCCAAGGTAATGGCGTATTAACACCAGCAGTAATTACTTAAAAATGTCAGCAATAGATAACGCAAAAAAGCATTTTGATGGTCTAGAAACTAGAATTATAGAAGTCCCTGAATGGGGTGAGGATGAAGATAATCCGCTAAAGATTTATTGCAAACCAATAACTCTTTCAGAGACTTCTAAGTTTATGAAGATGGCTCAAGATGATGACGTGCAATTACTAGCTTATGTGCTTATTTATAAAGCATTAGATGAAGCTGGTGAAAAGTTATTTACTATCGCTGATAAAAAGACTTTATTGGAGAGTGTAGATAGAGACGTATTAATTAGAGTATCGAGTGAGATGATGAATAACATCTCTCAGGATGAAATTAAAAAAAAGTAATTGAAGATAAGCAGCTATACATAAAATATGCACTAGCTGAAAAATTGAACAAAACCTTGGCTGAACTTGAAGAAATAACAGTTGAGGAATTTCAAGGTTGGTTGGCTTATCTTGAAATAAAGGAAGAGACTAACAATGGCGGTAAATAAATTTAAGTATCAAATAGAGATGTTGGCTAGCAACAAATCTAAGAAACATTTAGAAGGATTTAAAAAAGATATCGGTAGTGTTAATAGCGCTGTATCTCAGTTAAGAAATACTATAGTTGCTGCTTTTAGTTTTCGCGAAGTAGTTGAAGCGGCCAATATAATGATTGGCGTTGAAAACAGAATGAACGCGCTTACAGGCAGTACCGAAAAGACTGCAATTGCTATGCAGCACATGAGAACTATTGCCTCTGATTCAAGATCAGACTTTGATGCTGTTGCTATGTTATATACCAGGCTTTCACTAGCAACAGAGCATTTAGGAGCTACCCAAAGAGATGTTGCTGATGCAACACAAACAGTTGCAAATACTTTTATTATTGCTGGTTCTCATGCTCAAGAGGCAAATAACTCCGCTAGACAGCTAGCGCAGGGTTTAGCTTCCGGTGCGTTACGAGGTGATGAATTACGTTCAGTCATGGAAAACAACACCATCCTAACCAAAATGTTGGCAGATGGCTTAAATATGACAATTGGTGAGTTAAGAGAATTTGGTCATGCTGGTAAATTGACTGCTGAAACAGTAATGCCAATTCTTATTGCCGGAACTAGGCAGACAAACGAAGAAATAATGAAAATGCCTATGACGCTTGGGCAGGCTGCTGTTGCCTTGCGCAATAACTTTCAATTTATGGTTGGAGATATTCAAAACGCAACTCAAGGTTTTTCTAAAATAGCAGATGTAGTAAAATTTTTCGCAACCAATTTAGATGCTTTACTTATACCAGGAATAATAGCTGCAACATTTGCAATGAAGGCGTTTACTATGGCTGTTATAGCTAATCCGTTTGGTCTTATTTTAACAGCCTTAACAACTGCTGCTATGGCTGCTTATGTTTTTAGAAATGCCATTGCAGATTCATTCAAAGAAATTAAACAAGATTTACGAATCCTTGTAAGGGAATTCAAAATATTTGGACTAAAGGTAAAGGTAGCTATAAATAGCAATTTAATAATGCCAATTGAGACTGCATTAACAGGCTTTATGAATTTTATTTTTAATAATATTAATAGTGCTTTGGGAAAAATAGATGGGGTTTTAGATAAATTACCAAAAAAAATAAAAGATAAATTAGGAATATCAAAAATTCCAAAAATTGATCTACTTCCAGACCCTACAGACAAATCAGGCAGAGTAAAAGAAAAAATAGAGGCTTACATTGCAGAAATAGAAAAGATAACAGGAGAGGTAATTAAAAAATCAGATATTCCAACATTTACTGAAATGATTTTTGGTAAGCCAGAAGATGCAAAAGATGATGGCAAATCAGGATTTGGAAAACTTACAGCATTGCAAAATTTCTTAAAAGATGCTGAAACAGGATATAAAACATTCTTTTCAAGCATTAAAAGCATGCAGGATGAAATGCAGGGCGTATTCCAAAAGTCTTATGATGGTATAACTAATTTAACAATGGAATTTTTAAAAAATGGTAAAGCCAGTTTTAAAGATTTTGCGACAACTATAGTTACTGAGCTTTTACGAATAGCTATGCAAAAGCTGATTATAGATAAAATGTTTGCATCATTTGGAGGTTTGTTTAAAAAATCCCCATCTGTTGACACATCATCATTAAAATTACCAACAACAATACCTTCCAATGAAGGCGGTGGCTTTACAGGCCTTGGTAATAGATCAGGCGGTGTAGATGGAAAGGGTGGCTTCTTATCTGTTTTACACCCTAATGAGACAGTTATAGATCATGCTAAAGGCCAATCAGTTGGTGGAGGATCTCCAACAATCAACTTTAATATATCAACAATAGATGCTGCTGGTTTTGACCAATTGCTAGCATCAAGAAAAGGATTAATAACCTCAATTATAAACAATGCCATGAATAATCAAGGCAGAATGGGGATCGTGTAATGAGTGGTACGTTTCCTACAAACCCAAACTTTAGTTCTTTAAATTTTAAAGATAATAGACCTACTCTTTTAAATCAAACCCTGTCTGGTAAAAGACAGGTTAGGCAAATTGGCGCTCAGTATTTTTCTTTTACAGTTCAAATGCCTCCAATGCAGCAAGAAAAAGCTCAAGAAATATTTGCATTTCTACAAGCACAAAAAGGAATGTCAGGAGAGTTTGAAATAGCACCGCCCTTGGACAACTTAGGTTCTGCAAGAAATGAAACAGACATTTTAGTTAATGGCGCACATGTTATTGGAGATAGTACAGTGGCAATGGATGGATTTACAGCAGGTCAAACAGGAGTATTAAAAGCTGGTGACTTAATTAAATTTGCCAATCACTCAAAGGTTTATATGGTCTCTTATGATGTAGATCACGATTCAGCAGCAGTTACTATAAGCCCTCCGCTTGTAGCAGCCTTAACAGACAATTTAGCAGTAACAGTTAATAAACCATTGTTTACTGTTTATTTAGAAAGTAATGAAATTATGTACTCTGTTGATTTTAGTAAATTTACTAGTATCAGCTTTGATGTCCGTGAGGTTATTATCTAATGCCTAGAAGTCTATCCTCGGCTCTCCAGGCTCAAGTATCAGCAACATCAACCAAAACAGCTTTCTTGGTTGAGTTAGAGCTGTCTGCAACTATTAGATTAACTGATTGGTATTCTAATGTTACTTACGATTCTAATGCTTACGAAGCTGGTGGATCATTTCTTTCAGTTGACTCAGTAACAGAAACAGGCCAATTACAAGTTGATGAAATTTCTTTGGGATTTTCAAATGTTACAGATGACGTAAGAGCATTAGTTCAATCTGGAGCTTTTACAGATAAAACAGTAAAAATATATTTAGCCTATTTTGACGCTTCAGAAGCCTTGGTTGGTTCTATTAGTTACTTTACTGGAAACATAAGAAGCGTATCTATTTCAGAAAGCATAGATGAATCAATTATAAGTATGTCCGTTGCTTCACATTGGGCAAATTGGAGTCTCACAAAAGGCAGGCATTACACTCAAGAATCGCAAGAGGCTTTTAGCTCTGGCGATAAAGGTTTTGAATTTGCTACACAAGTAAAAAAAGATATAAGGTGGGGTTCTTAAATGGCTAATCCAATAACAGCATTTTTTACATGGGTGGGTAGTAAAGCTGCTGAAGCCTGGGTAGCATTTAAAGCAGCCGACACAATTAACCAAATAAGTATGATCTTAACTGCTGCTACTTTAGCAGTAGGTGTCAAAGGCTATATGCAACAAAGAGCTATGATGGCCAAGGGTCAAGATATCTTAGGGCAAAAAACTGCTGCTGGGGGCAAATTACCGGTCATATATGGAAACAGGAGAGTCGGCTCACAGGTTGTTTACATGGACACCGCATCAAATAACTCTACACATCTTTATGTAGTTTACGCATTAGCTGTTGGCGAACTTGAAGAAATTAATTTAAGAACATTGGAGATAGACGGAAACCCCTTAACAGATTCAAATCAATTTAGAAATGGTGGTTATTTAGGTTCAGATAAAATATCTTCTGGCGCTGGTTCTTTATGTACAGCAAATCAAAACAATGGCTCAGTAGATTTACAAGGCGGTACTTTTGGAACTAATCCAGCCCTGGGCGGATATAGATATGTATTTAATGCTCATCATGGAGCAGCAACGCAAATAGCAGACCCCATGCTTAGAGCTTCTATTGGTAGCAAATGGACTACAGCACATAAGCTAAATGGCGTTGCTTTTATAGCAGCCTCGTTTATTTATGATTCTAAAGGCCAATTTTCTGGCGTACCTCAAATAACAGTTCAGGTTAAAGGTAAAAAAGTTTATGATCAAAGACAAGACAGCACTAATGGCGGAACTGGATCACAGAGATTAGCAACCCCATCAACTTATGGGTGGTCAGACAATCCAGCTATATGTTTCCAGGACTATATCCTAAATGCAGAATACGGAAAGCAAATACCCAGTTCTCAAATAAATTTCTCAACCTTTACTGCTGCTGCAAATATAGCAGATACAGAAGTTGACCAGCCTTACTTTAATGGAACTGCAAAAGCTCTTACATGGAGTGGTAATGCAGGAGATGATTTTATAACTGTTTTAGGCACTGAAGAATCTTGGTGGCAGAATAAAGTTGGAGAGCTTCTTAGTTTGTTTGATGCAAACGGAAATGACGTTTTAGATGCTATAGAAATAAAAGAAGCTAGAAGGCAGAAATATTTTGGTGAAACAGATACTGAGTATGAAATTTATATTGGTGCTACTTTAACCTCCAACTATACATCTCAAACAGGAACATCTTTAGTAAAGGTTAAACGTTTTCATTGCAATGGTTATTTAGATGCTAATAAAAATGTAATGGATAATGCCAAAGAACTTCTCGGAAACATGAGGGGTATATTTCTTTACATTGATGGCAAATACGAATTACAAATAGAAGATGTAGGATCTGCAACTTTTAATATTAGTGATGACCATATTATTGCTGATGCTGGTATAAATATAGACTATGGGAATAAAGACAAGAAAGCAAATAAGGTTATTGTTGAATTCTTTAATGCTAATAAAAAATATGAATTAGATACTGCTACTGTATTTCATACTGCATCACCAAACTACACATCAGATGATGGCGGTGAAGAATTAGAAATAAAGGCCGAATTTCCGTACATTACAGATCCGTACATTGCTTACAATATGGCCAAGGCCATTTTAACAAGGAGCAGAAACCAAACAACGATACAGTTCTTAGGAACTCCTGAGATGTATAAATTAAACGTAGGCGATATCGTAAACATTACCTATTCCGGTTTAAATTTAAATGGAAGAAAGTGCAGAGTTGAAGCATTAGAATTACAAGCAAATGGTTTAGTTGCGGTTAGTTTAATAGAATACTTTGATGTTTATACCTGGGAAGTACCTCCTCAAGAACCTGTAGAGGCATTACAAGATGCTCCTTCAGCTTATGCTGTTAAAGCACCAACAAACATAGCTTTTACTGATACTGATTCCAGCTCAACAGGTAGGCCTTTTTTAACTTGGGACTTACCAACTGATTACCCTTACTATCAATGGCGTGTCAATGTAAAAGATAATTCTGGCAATCAGCAAATAAATAAAATAGTTGATGTCAATAATTGTGATCTTAATTTTCTACCTACAGGAAATTATGTAGCTAATATTACTTCTTTGAATACTCTTGGCGTTGAATCAAATGCAACTAGATTCCCAACAACAGGAGCATTTACTATTGGTGATCCACCTACAGGAACGACTGATATTAAAAACCTAGCCATTACTGAAGGCAAATTAGGAGATGGTTCTGTTACTAACGTCAAGGTTACAAATTTAAGTGCAGATAAAATTAATGCTGGTGAGTTTAACCTTGGTCAAGCGTCTGGTATGGCTGTTAGACAAACTAAAACAGGTTATGCCTCTACTGCTACTGGTTTTTGGTTAGGTAATGATGGAGGTACTCCCAAGTTCAATATAGGAACTAGTACCAATTATTTAAAGTTTGATGGAAGTAATTTAAATATCTCAGGAAATATATCAGCAACTACAGGAACAATTGGTGGCTTTACTGTTGGAGCAAATTCATTAATCGCAGGATCAGGCACTTCAAGAATATCTTTATCTACAACTAATGGAATACATCTTGGAAATAATACTTTTGGGTCAGCACCATTTAGAGTTTCTCTTGCAGGTGCTTTAACAGCAACAAGTGCAACTATTACAGGAGCATTAACCCTTACTAATATTGATGGAACTACTGTAACTTATACAGGCGGTGGTGACTTACAGGTTGGAACTATTGGCGGTGGTAATTTAGGCTCGTCTGCTATATTCCCAACAACATTAAGATATGAAAGAAGCAACGCAACTACAGCACCTTCTACTTCTGAATTTAATACAGCCTTTGGAAGAAACCCAAGAAGCAATGATGTTGTCGTTGTCAGTAGAACT